AACACCAGCGAAAAGGAAGGCTGCAACTCAGGATCGCGGTTCTTCTGGCGGCTCTGTTCCTAGTTGGATACCTCCACCTATGGCTACAAGTACTCAACCAGAAAACGACGACGACACCGCCTTTCTGATCATCATCGCCTTGCTGACAATCATTGTTCTTGGACTTGGCCCAATCGTTGTTCACATGCACCTGAAGACAGAAGCAAAGCTGGAAGAGATGGAGCAGGAAAGAAGAGCACTGGAAAGAGAAAGAAGAGCGTCAGAAAAATTACGGCAAGATATTCAGCGATTGTTCAACGAGGAGAGAAATAAATGAGGATATTGTTAATTTCTATGTTCATGGTTGTCTTGGGCGGCTGTGAGGATAGGTTTCGTTATGCTTGCCAAGACCCAAGCAACTGGGGATCTGCTGAGTGCAAGCCTCCAGCCTGCACCGCTTCAGGCACTTGCCCAGACCAACTCGTAAACATTGACAAGGAGAAAAAATGAACGCAACAGTAGGATTCAAGCCAGCCAAAGCACGCCTCACACCTGACGAAATTGAAGTCAGGGTATGGGCATGGGTGATATTTGTCATCTCTCTGATCCTGATTGGTAGCTGCTTCAGCTTTATCTATTCTGTTACCTTTGTGACCCAGCCCATGCTTGGCATGGCTCCGATTGATGTCGTGTACACAAAGATGCTGAACGACATCATGTTGCTGTGTACTGGTGTGTTGGGTGGCGTGGCTGGCCGCAAGGCCGTGTCTGCCGCCATTGCATCGGCAACTGCTAAGGCAGAAGCCAAGGACAATGACGAGCCTCCCCAGCCATGAAGCAAATAATCTTTGGTATCGTCATTCTGTTGGCGACCTTCGGTGGCGGCTATTGGGTAGGCAAGGATGCTGAACTCGACAGACAGGCTGCCGAGGTGGCCAAGCTCAACGAACAGGCTCGCGTCAAAGAACAGATTCTGTCCAATGCCGTCACCACAACTGCCAATGCACTGAGGATTTCAAATGAAAAAGCAAAGACTGCTGCAAAAGAGCGCGATGCTGCTATTGATGGCGGCACTTTCAAGCTGCGGGTTCCTGTCAAAGCGCCCGCCTGCGCCACCGTATCAGCCTCCACAGATCCCTCCGCTCCCAGCGGAGATAGTGCAGGAGAAGCACGAACCGAGCTTGACCCAGCGTTTGGAAAAGCTCTTTTCGCAATAACAGATGAGGGTGACAGAGCCATCGAAAAGCTCAACTCCTGCATCGACCTTTACAACAAAGCCCTTGAATCACAGAAGGAAATCAAATGAATCTGTCCCCTAACTTCTCCCTGCACGAACTGACCAAATCCGAGACAGCCCTGCGCCTTGGCTTGGATAACACGCCAGACGACGAGGCAACAGAAAACCTGCGCTTACTGTGCGAAAAAGTATTACAACCTGTGCGCGATCACTATGGTAAGGGTGTCAAGGTGAACTCTGCGTTCCGCTCTCCGGAGTCAAATGCAGCAGTCGGAGGCTCGAAGACCTCAGACCATTGCCTTGGCCGAGCAGCCGATATTGAAATTCCCGGGGTGGCAAATGCTGATTTAGCACAGTGGATCATGGATAATCTGGACTACACACAGTTGATCCTTGAGTTCTACACACCGGGTATTCCTGACAGTGGCTGGGTGCATGTCAGTTACGACCCCAACAACCTGAAGAAGCAGGAACTCACTGCGACCAAGGTTGCTGGGAAGACGCAGTATTTGAACGGATTGGTTGCTTAAATGGCTGGACTGAAGTTAGCTGCTTTTGCTGGTATTGCTCCTAGAGTCAGCAAGACGTTGTTGAAAGACAATGAGGCTCAGACTTCGGTCAACACCAATTTGTACAGCGGAGAGATCAGGTCATGGCGCAGACCCGGATCTCTCCCTATTCCCGCAGCTACTGTTGCGGGATGCAGATCAATCTATCGACACAACGACGTATCTGGCGACGATCTGTGGCTGTCATGGAATGTCGATGTCAACGTAGTGCCGGGGCCAATCTATGCAACTGGCGAGTACCCAATTTATTACACTGGTGACGGCACTCCAAAGAAAACAAATGCCGCTCTCGCCGAGACTGGCAGCGGCCCGTTCCCCGGCGACAGTTTGGCTATGGGCGTTCCGACCCCAACAGTCGCGCCAACTGTCACGCCATCTGGCGGATCTGGAACAGCAGAGTCCCGTGTTTACCTATACACATTCATCTCGATGTTTGGAGCGATTGAAGAAGAATCTGCTCCATCTCCAGCATCGTCTGTCATATCTGTTTTGCCCGGTGGAACTGTCGCCATCAGTGGCCTGCCATCTACCGCACCGACTGGCGACTACAACATCACCAAGATGCGGATTTACCGAGCCGTTGCAGGAACGACATCCGTTGTCTACCTGAAGGTGGCCGATGTCAACATCGGAACTACAACATACTCTGATACCAAGACGGCCACTCAGTTGGGCGGGTCGCTGACATCGAGCAACTACTCACCGCCCCCGAGCGATCTGTCTGGTCTGGTGGCGATGGCCAACGGCATCTTGGCTGGATTCCGTGGCAACGAGGTTTACTTCTCTGAGCCATTTATTCCACATGCTTGGCCAATCGAATACTCGCTGACAGTTGAATACCCGATTGTTTCGATTGCCGCATTCGGCGAATCGCTGGTCGTTGCTACGCAGGGTAACCCATTCGTGATAAGCGGCTCAACTCCTCAGTCGATGTCTCAGGCAAAGATTCCTTTGTTTGAGCCGTGCGTGTCAAAGAGGTCAATCGTCTCTGACGACACCGGGGTTATGTACGCATCTCCCAACGGCATCGTAAAGATCGCTCAGGGTTTTGCTGGTGTATCAACTGCATCTCTGTTTACTCGTGACGAGTGGCAGGTGTACAAGCCATCCTCAATGCTCGGCGCAATCCTTGACGGCGCATATCATTTGTTCTACGAAGACTTGGATAACGAACTGCGCGGATCTGTTCTGCTAGACCGTGGGGAGCAGGCATCCGCACTAACCACCACAACTCAGCACACAAATGCTGTTTACGTAGATCCAGTTACGGCAGACTTGTATCTTGTGGAGGAGAGTCAGGTCAAGTCTTGGGAAGGCGACCTCTACAACTTCATTCCATACGAGTGGAAGTCAAAGGTCTTCCATCTTGCTCGGCCAGTGAACTTTGCTGTTGCTCAGGTAGAGGCAGACTTTGGCAGTGCAGAAATCACAGAGTCCATTGCTGGACAGACCGCTGAGATCATTGCAGCCAACCAAGCACTGCTGACATCGGGAGCAGATCTAGAGTCAACTCTGGGTAGCGTACAGATTGCTGAGCACGATGTTGCCGGCTCTCTGCTGACATCAATCACATCCAGTGTTGAGGGCAGGTACATACAGGTCAAGATCTTCTGTAACTACCAGCTCATTGCCACGAGATCTGTCACAAGCCGCAAAGAATTTAGATTGCCATCTGGTTACAAGGGTGACAGATGGGAGTTTCAGTTCAATGGAAACATCCCGCTCTTGCAATTCCGCATTGCTGAGACGGCGAAAGAGTTGGCTCAGCTATGAGAAAGCCAGCCATTCCATCGACGTTCACGATTCAGGACAAGTCCATTGCCGCAGTAATTGGGCCAATGAAAGAGAACATCGAGATCCTTACTGGCGTTCGTGAGGGCCTGATTGAATTGCTTGCCTCTGACGCAACAACGGATCAGATAATTGCAAAGGTCAACGAGATTGTCTTGAGGCTGAACTTCCATGAATGACATAGAGTTCTTGCGCTACGCATTCAAGGGCAACGATGATGCTGTTGGTCTAGTTATGTCTGTCGTCAAAGTTGCCGACGTATGGGACAACCTGATCGACGGCGACAAGGCGATGGACAAGCAGGCAATCAACGAAGCCTTCTGGCTGGCTTGCATTGAAATCCCTCGCAATCCTGTTTTCCGCCAATACCAGTTGGACATCACTACGGTGTTCAGCACTGGTATCTTGAACTGGCATGTGGCGAATCAACTCCAAAGCGGAGATGACCATGCCAAACAGATAGCTCACGTCACGCGATATTCCATTGCTGACGTGTCTTTGTATTTGGCAGCAGCCATTGGTGGGCCAGAGTGGGCCATTCATGTTGGCCCAGAACTCCGCATCAGATCTCAGAAAGATCGTCTGGAGAACTTCCTTGAGGAAATGAAAAATGAAAAGTAAGCGCGAAAAATTTGAGCAGAGGCTGGAACTCTTGCGTGACGTTCATGGCAACAACTGGAAGAACGTCTGCCATATTGATTTGGGCAGTGATCCGGCTCCACCAGACACAAACCCCGGACAGATTGCTGCGGCTGAGTCCGCAACCGATGTCGCAAAGATGCAGCGCGAGACAGCGATGGAGTATCTAAACTTCTCCAAAGAGCAGTACGCTGACTTTAAGGACGACCTCAAAGAAATTGCCACTGCACAAAAGCAGATCATGGCTGATACCGCAAAGAGGGCTGAAGAGTACGCCACTTATGAGCGCGAGACATTCCGCCCACTGGAGAAGCGACTGGTCAGCGAGGCTGAGTCCTACAACGAAGAGGCCGCAAAGGAACAGATGGCCTCTCAGGGTATGGCGGACGTTGCTCAGGCTTATGACGTTCAGCGCCAGCAGGCTCTGGACACTCTGGCCAAGTACGGTGTCAATCCAAACTCCGCACGGTTTGCAGCCATCAATGCTCAGCTTGCTCAAGGCGAGGCTGGCGCTCGTGCTGGTGTAGCCACCAAGTCACGAATCGCAGCAGACGAAATGGGTCGTGCTCGCCTGTATGACGCAGCCGCACTGGGTCGTGGCCTAGCATCCAACGCAACCGCCGCTGCTGGACAGGCAACAGCATCTGGCTCTGCCGCTGGAGGCAGCACAACTGCTGGCGCAAACTACATGGGCAGTGCCTACGGACAGACTGGGAATATGTTGGGTGGAGCTGGCAGCACATACGGCACAGCAGGTAATATTTACGGCCAAGAATTTAATGCCCGTATGCAGGGGTACAACGCATCGTCGCAGGCTCAGTCAGAAAAGATGGGTGCGCTTGGAAAGGTTGCAGGCGCAGCCATCCCGTTTATCTTTGCTGATGGCGGCAAGGTCAAGCACCTTGGTCGTGGCGGAAAGGTATCTGGCCCCGGAGGCCCAGTTGACGACAAGATTCCAGCCATGCTGTCTGATGGTGAGTATGTATTGCCAGCAGATACGGTAAAGGCTATCGGTGTCAAGAAGCTCGACAAGATAGTCAAACAAACACACACGCCTGCTGCCGTACAAAAGCGCAAGGCACTTGGTAAAAGGAGCGCATGATGGCAACAGGATTAGGAAGTTTTGTGAGTGGCGCTTTCGAGGGCTATCAGAACGTCAAAGAGATGCAGCGCAAAGAAGCCTTGCAAAAGCGTGAAGACGAACGCTTTGCGATGGAGCAAGAGCGGTTTGGATACGAAAAAGAACGTGCTGCTCGGGAGTCTAAGAGAGAAGCAGACATCGAGGCTGCTCGTCAGGAGGCCATGCAGGCCGAGAAGGATGCAGACACTGGAGCTGGCGACTTCACAAACTTGGCTGATCCTGCTGCGCTTCAGTCTCGTCAACAGGCCGCTCAATCTGTCGATGAGAAAGGCGCTCGCAGCTACAACCAAGCAGAAATGCAGAGGCTTGGAGTCAGGCCATCAGCAGGCGCTCCATCAAATTCTGTTACTCAGGCAGAAACAGACATTCTGAAAAAGGGTGGTGTTGGCTTATACAAAAACCAGAAGGCCGCAGACGACCTGCTAGTTGACAAGCAGTTGGGTGCATATCGCAAAATTCTGATTGCCCGTGGTGACGTGGACAGGGCCATGTCTCTCAATGAGCTTGCTCAAGAGATGAAAGACAAGGGTATCGCTCGAATGCAAAAGAATGCGGCTGCCTTTGTTATGGCCGACGCAGATCCAACAGTCGTCGCTAATGCAGTCTCCAAGGTGTATGGGTTTGTGAGGGATGGAAAAGAGATTGATCCAACCAAAACTACTTTCGATGCAAAGACAGGCACATACAACTTTGCCGTTGTAGATCAGGCCACTGGTTCTATCGAACAGCGCCCAATGAACAAGCAGCAGTTGCTGACTGGATTGGGTCAATTTACACCTGCCAAGCTTTTTGAGTTTGAACTTGGACAAAAGATCCGCGCAGAAGACAAGGCAGAGGCAAAGGTCAAAGAAGAGCGCGAATTTGGACTTAAAGAAAGGCAGCTTGGCGTATCTCAGTCTGTGGCAAATGCACAGATCGAAAGGTACAAAGCTTTGACGACGGCAGAAGATAAGGCCGCAAAAGGATCTGAGCAAAAGGCGAAGGTCGAGACAATTCAAAAGCTGTTCCCTATTCCTGACATTAGTTTTGACAAGATGATGGGTCTTACTGAAGAACAAAAGCAAAGCAAGATGAATGAGGCCGTAAGAAACACAGACCTCTTTGAAAAGACTTCTCAGCTTTCTGGCTTAAATCCAAAGGTGGATGTTCAGACTCTTGCCAATGCGGCTCGGCTTATTTCAAACGGGACATTGCAGGCTCGTAAAGACAAAGACGGAACAACATTTACTAACATTGGCAGCACACGGGTTGTCTTGCCTTAATAGGAAAACAGATGGATACATCTTTGCGTCTTGGTCGTAGAGACCCGCTGGGTATTGAGCCAGAGGATGAACTCAATATGTACAAGAGTTCTTCTGAGGCATTGACTGAGGACGTTCTTCCAAGATCACGCCCAGATGTTGCGCCGCCAATTCCAAAGTCGGGCGGAGCGTCATTGCCATCTTCGCCACCAGCATCGCAGTCAGAGACATTTGCATATAAATGGCCCGGCTCTGAGCCAGCTATGCAGCAGCCAAAGCAAGAATCAACAGATGGTGCTTTTGCATACAAATGGCCCGGATCAGAAGCTGTTGAGCCAGTGGTCGAGGCAAAGCCAGAGAAAGAATCTGGCGATACAGGTCGTGGCTTTACAACGGCACTAGAGCAGACTCCTGCACTGGCATACGGTGCTCTCGGATTTGCTGGAGCGGCTGGCGAAAAAGCCTTCGGCGCTGGCGGGGCTATGACATCGCTGAAAAACTTTGGCCTTGGTGAGTACCAGACCAGAATGAAAGCGATTGGCGAGACAGCCAAAGAATCCGATGATGTGACCAAAGCATGGGCCAAGGCTCAGCAAGGCGACTTGGGCGCTCTGGTTGACTGGGCGCAGTACGGCGTTGGCTACCTCGGCGGAAACATCGTCGAGACCGTAGCTACCTCTGCCCTTGGATCATTGGCTGGCGGCTTGACTGCTGGCCCAGTTGGCGCTGTCGCCGGAGCAACTGCTGGTGTTGCAGGAAAACAGGCTGTTCAGGGCGTTGCCAAGAATTTGATTGAGGGCATGGTTGCCAAAGAGGCTAAGCGTCTGGCCACGGACAAGGGCATAGACGTTGCCACAGACCAAATGATCAAAGAAGCCACAAAGACTGTGGCCAAGAACATTGGCTCTAACACCGCTCTGGTTGGCTCTGGCATCCTCAAGAGCACCGGCGGTATCTACGGCGAAGCTGAAGAGCAGGCTCAAGCAGAAGGGCGCGAACTGACTGGCGGCGACTTGGCTCGTATCTTTGGATCTGGCGTTGTTGCCGGTCTGTCCGAAGCAGCCGTTGACCGTCTGGGTTTGGGCGTAGCTGCGGGCAAGATCAACATCCCCGGTGCTGGTCGTCCGGGTCGCGCTCTGATTGGTGGCGCAGCAGGCGTTGGCATCGAGGGCGGACAAGAACTGTTCCAAACAGCCATCGAGCGTTTCGGCGCAGGCAAGGACTTGGCTGGCGAAGATGCCATGAACGAGTACATCAATGCGTTTGCATTGGGTGGCTTGGGCGGCGGCACTATTGGTGCGGCGGTTGGCGCTTTCCGTGGCGGCAAGACAGACGCTAACAGGGTTAAACAGATTCTCGATCAGGCTCAGGCTGACCTCACGTCTGATGATGGTCGTCAAGAATTGTTTGATGCCATGCTCGACGACGAAAAGATTGGCCCAATCCTTCAGGCCAACGGCATTGAGTCTGGCGACGATCCGCGATTCCAGAATGTGCTGGTCAAGTCTTTGGCCACACAGCGTATGCTGGTTGAGTTAGAGGCCCCAACTCCTGAAGCCAGAGCTGAAACCAGAAAGCAAAGCGAGGCTGATGTTCTTGCGGCGTTTGGCGAGACTGCATCCACGGCGGTTGGTGGCGACACGGGCGCAATCGAACCCGTCATTCAGAGGGCCAGCGTCACCCCCAATCTGGAGACTCGCACCCTTGAGGGTGATGCTCAGCCAGTGATTCTGCCGGAGACAACAGGCGGTCAGGCTGGAACTGTCGCCTTGTCCCCAGAGGACTTGGTTGCTAGACAACAGGGCTTCGAGCCTTTGATCGGCATCACGACAAACAAAGGCCCAGTCGGGAACAGATTCCCGTCTATACAGGCTGCTGAGACATTCTTGCTTGGCCCGAAAGACGCAAAGACCGGCCAGCGCAGTGGCGGGTATGCCCAAACAAATCTCCTCGATCAAGGTCTTGAGGCTCGAATCCGTCAGGGTAAGCGTTCCAAAGCCGAAGGCGGTGGTACGTTCTTCTTTGTTGAGACCCGCAAGAAGCCAGAGGCAGTTACCCCTGCTCAGGTAGTAACAGCGCCAGCTCCGGTAGTAACTCCCACAGCTCCGGTAGTAACGCCGCCCGTTAATGAGGCTGGCTTTGTTCCAGAGCCACCAGCACAGGTGGCGGCACAGGTGGCTGCTGTCCGTGATGGCAGCAAGTCCGTGGTCGTCACAACCAAGAGCGACCTGAAAGGCGTAAGCACAAAGGGCTTGACTCGCGTGACAGTGACAGATCCAGAGACAAATGTTGAATCTGTCCTCGTGTCGAAAGACAAGACCATTGGCGCAAAGGCTCAGAAGCTGATTGCCGATGTTGGATTCAAGCCAGCTATGGGTCAGTTGCTTGGCTACGTCGAGCCATCTGCCACCACCACCCCGCCTGCTGATGCTGTTGTTGTTCAGCAGAAGGATGCGGCTGGCAACATCGTGCAGGAAGAAATCGTCCCTGCGGCCAAGGCTGGTCAGGTCAAGAAGATCGAAGGCACAACAACTACCGTCACAACCCCTGCTGTCGCAGCAGCGGAACGTCAGGTTCAACCAACAGAAGGAGCACCAGATGCCACTCAAGTCAGGCAAGTCACAGAAGGTGGTGAGCAGCAACGTCAAGGAGCTGGTGGACAAGTTCCAGCGGTCGGGGAAGATCGGGGAGTCACAACCCAAGAACAAAAAGGCGGCGGTGAAACAGGCCGTGGCGATCAGCCTGTCGAAGGCGGGACTCAGCCGCAAGAAGTAGCGCCAACCACCCCTGCCGCTCCAGCCAAGCCAGCTATTGACCCCGTAGTGCAAGCTCGCGTTAAGGAGCGCATTAACAAGGCATACGAAGATGGCGCTCTGGACATCGAGGATGTGGTTGCTCTGACTGAGATGGCCGACCAAGGCAACCTCATGGGCGCAATCACGCAGATGAAGAAGACTGCCGAGGCAAACAAGGGCGCTGGAGCGGGGGCAAAGTACAGCCTCAGCAGAACACCAGCCGAGCCAGCAACCACAACAAGGGACTTTGCTTATGCCAAGCTCAAAACGGTTGACGACCTCAACAAAGAAGTCAGGGGACATCTCGCACGACAAGGAAGCACAGACACCTTCACCGCGAAAAGAGTACCTGTCGGCGATCTTGCTGGAAAGATTCCCGGCGTCCCTGCCATGCAGCGCATCGCCGATCTGTTCAGAAAAAAGCTTGTCTATTTTGCAGTGGCGGAAGGAAGTATCGACTTCCTAGACGGCGCGGTACTGAGCGGCTCAGACACAATCTTTGTCAACATCAACAGCAGCCGTCCTCACGTCCGTATCCTCGGCCACGAGATGGTTCACGCTCTGCGGTTCAGTGATCCAAAGCTGTACGCAAGGCTCGTTACGCACCTGACACCATACCTCGACCAAGCAGGCATGTCTCGCTATCGCCAGATCATGGCTCAGGAGGGGATGAAAGATCCGGCTCTGATTCTGGAAGAAGCCATTGCCGACATCGTGGGCGACAGGTTTGGTGAGTCCGCCTTCTGGCAGATGATGGCCGACGAGAACCCAACCATGTTCCAGCAGTTGGCTCGCGTAGTCATTGACTTCTTGGACTCGGTGATGGCCAAGCTCCGCAGCAGCCAGACGCTGGACTCAAAGAATCTGTTGACAGATGTCGGTGCTGCACGCCAGGCTGTGGCCAGCGTTCTGTCTACCTTTGAACAGAGCCAAGCTGCTGCCGCACAACCAGTAGCCACTGGTATGCCCGCCTTCTCACAGAAGAAGATGGACTTGCCAGCAGAGCCGGGTACTCAGGAAATACCTGATGGGTATGTTCGCCTGTACCACCAGACAGACACAGAGTCTTTGGATAGCATTGCGAAAGAAGGCTTGTCTATCAAGTACGCAAAGGGCATCGAAGGGCCGCGAGCCATCTATGCCGGAGAGACCCCTTTCTATGGCCCAGTAGAGACACGCCCAACACTGGAGTTCATCGTTCCAAAAGAACAGTGGGATGCTCCGTTTGTTCTTCAGGATGTTCAGCCAGATCAAATTATTGCGGCTCACTATCCTTGGCACAGAAGAGTTCGCTACCTTGAGGATAAGGATAACGCCTCTGTTTTGCAAAAAGCCTTGGCTGGCGAGTTTGATGATCTCGAAGGAGACTACAAGCTGGCTGTCCAGTACGTCAAAGACAAGTACGGTGAGGCTGCTCCAGCACCAGAGGCTCAGGCTGGAGAGGCTATGTTCTCTCGCAAGAAAGAAGGCGAGACTTTCTACTCTGCGATGGAGCGTGGATTCGAGTCTGTCAAGCAGGCATCTATGCCTGCCCAGCAGTGGAAGGCTTGGCTTAAAGGCAACCAGTCAAAGCTTGGAATTAAAAACGCCGAGATCGAATGGACTGGTATTGATGAGTGGCTTGATCTGCAAGAAGGCAAGGTCGAGAAGCAGGACATCCTCAACTGGATTGCTGGCAATAAGGTTACCTTGAATGATGTCATTCTGAGCGGCCCCGGCAAATATCTTGAGGATGAACGTCTGGCGGAAATGTATGCCGATAGCATCGACGTGTATCCCGACGAGCTTGATATGACAAGGGAAGAGCTGATAGATGCTTTGGGACTTCCTGACTACATGCTTAAAGGAACAAAACACAACATATCAGGAGGAAAAATGCCGCTGGTTCTGCCGGGCGGCAAAAAATATTTTGAGCTTGTTCTTAAAGAGCCATCCATAACGCCATACCGAGGAGACGACACAATCCACTTTGGCGATGTTTCAAACGGGCAAGCCATAGGCTGGATTCGTGCAAACATTAGAAAAGACCTAAACGGAAACAGCGTGTTGTTCCTTGAGGAGATCCAAAGTCAGCGCGGCCAAGACGCAAATAAGTATGGCGTACTGGGGAAGGAAGATTTGGCTCTAGTTACTAATGGCATTATCACGGAGGGTGAATTGCAGGATCGCGGAATACCGCCTGCACCTTTTATAAAAGAGACTCAGGCTTGGACTGGTCTTTTGATAAAGAGGGCCATTGCGTATGCTCAGAAGAATGGTATTGATCGTATTGCTTGGACTCGTGGCGAGCAACAAGTCAACCGCTATCGGTTGTCGAACAGCGTTGATGATTTGCTAATCAGAAAAATAGAGGGCGGGGCTTTTGTTATCCTTGGAAAGAAAAATAATGCTGAGGTATTTAATAGACTAATTCAAAACGAGAAGGATTTATCTCAAGCCGTTGGTAAAGACATATATGAAATGACGATGAAGTCTGACGGCGATCTGCGGCTGACTGGTGAAGCGGTGGATGTTGGAGGGGAGGGTCTCCGTGACTACTACGACAAAACAGTCCCGTCCGTCGCCAAGACAATCGTTGGGAAGAATGCCGTTACCGTGATGGAGCTTGAGGACACAGGCCAACAGCTTGGCTTTGTTATTCCTGAGTCTGTTCAGGAGCAAGTGGCCAATGATGGCTTCCCAATGTTCAGCCGCAAACGCTACGAAGAGCAGTTCTCTGATGTCAGCCCTGACACCCGTGAGCGTGCGCTGAAGAAAGGCTTCTACTCTCCTCCAACAATCAAGGAGAGGCTGGAACATCTCAAGCCCAACTTCTGGATGCGTATTGTGCAAGGCACATTCGATAAGTTCCGCTCTGTCAGGGAGATCAGCAACAAGGCATACATCATGCTGCGTATGTCTACTGGATCACAGGATGGTGCTGTCTCTACCCTGCTGCACTATGGCCAAGTCTTCAATGACGATGGCGCATTGAATGTGAGGAAGGGTACACAGGGTTTGCTGGAGATCCTCGACCCAGTGGGTGGTGAGGTTGATCGCTTCCTGCTTTGGATCGCGGCCAACCGTGCAGCCAGTCTGTCGAAGGATGAGCGCGAGCGTTTCTTCAGCCCAGAGGACATTAAGGCTTTGCGTGCTTTGAACCTTGGCAAGATGAAAGATGGCAAGTCCCGTGTCGGCGTGTACGCTGAGACACTGAAGAACATGAACGAGTTGAATCGTTCTGTCCTCGATGTCGCTCGTGACACTGGGCTGATTGATGCCGAGGGTTACAAACGATTCTCTGCTGACATCTGGTACATCCCGTTCTATCGCCAGATGGAGGATGACGGCAGCCTGTCCGCAGCTCAGACCAGCTCTGGATCTGTCGGCCAGTATCTGTCCAAGAAGCTGAAGGGTAGTGACCGCCCATTGAACGACCTGATGGAAAACGTCTTGATGAACTGGACTCACATCCTGTCAGCCTCGATGAAAAACCAAGCAGCCGTCGAAACTCTGACTGCCGCAACAGAGCAGGGTGACATCGTTACCAAGCTGGATGCCCAAGAGAAGGGCGCGGTCAAGGTCATGATCAAAGGTCAGGAGACTTACTACCGCATCGACGACGAGTTCTTGCTGACATCTCTGTCCGCTGTTTCCCAGATGCCGGACTACGGCTGGGGCATGGACATCCTGCGCGGGTTTAAGACCACCCTCACACGGTTCATCTCTCTGTCGCCAACCTTCAAGATCAACAACTTAATCCGCGACTCCATCCAGTCTATCGGTCTGTCCGAACTGAGCCGCAACCCGGTGGGCAACGTGATGCAGGGCTGGAGAGCGTACATGACAGATCGTGCCGAGGCGCTGGCTGGCGGCGGTCTGTTCGCTATGGGCAACGCATTCGACGGAGATCAGTCTGCCTCGATCAAACGCATCTTGAAGACTGGCGTTAGCAAGGCCGACATCTTGGATACCCCAGACAAGGTGGCCAACTTCTTCCGCTCGGTGCAAGACAAGTATGACGTTATCAGCGATGCCTCTGAGAACGCCAACCGCCTTGCGCTGTACCAGCAGTTGCGAGCCAGTGGAGCTTCACACCTTGAAGCCTCCTACGCCGCCCGTGATTTGCAGGACTTTGGATTGCAAGGTAGCTGGGCGGCTATCCGCTATGCGGCTCAGGTGTTGCCGTACTTTAATGCTCGCCTACAAGGTATGTACAAGCTGGGCAGGGACGGTATCGACCCAACCATGCAAGTCCTGACTGGCAACGCCTCTAACACAGAAAGACAGAAGGCGGCAAAGTTTGCCACCGTCACTGGTGCTGTGGTCGCCGTTGGCTTGCTCCTGTATCTAACACAGAAAGACGATGAGGATTGGAAGAAGCGCGAAGACTGGGATCGTGATGCCTTCTTCTGGTTCAAGGTTCCCGGAACAGACAAGGCTGTTCGGATTCCCAAGCCGTTCGAGATGGGCGCAATCGCCACCTTGGTTGAGCGTTTCACTGAGCAGATGGTTGATTCCAGTGTTGAGGGCAAGGTGTTTGCCAAGCGTCTCGGGGCTGTTCTGCACGACACGTTTGCGATCAACCCAATCCCACAGGCAATCCGCCCTCTGTGGGATCTTTATGGCAACAAGGACGGATTCACAGACCGCCCAATCGAAAGCATGGGCATGGAGCGCATTTCTCCTCAGCTTCGCAAGTCGCCCGGAACATCTGCTGCTGCCGTCTCGCTGAACACAGTGAACAACATGTTTGCTCAGTTCGCATCGACAGCGACAGGTGGTGCGATCAAGCCTGAATCTGTTCAGTTTTCTGCGATCCAGTACGACTACCTGCTCAAAGGTTACTTGGGCTGGGTCGGTGCTGGTATCCAGACTGCATCGAACATGATGGCCGCTCCATTCAAGGATGGCGCATCCCCGCGCTACGAGCGCATTGATGACTTCTTGGTTGTGGGTAACTATGTGAAGAACGTGCCACAGGCCCAGTCTCGCTACGTCACATCGTTCTACGAGAACTCCAAGGACATTGCGACAGCAGCTTCGGATGTCAGCCACTTCCTGAACGCTGGTCAGCTTGAGAAAGCCAACGAGCTGTTCACTGAGAAGCAAGACAAGCTGGCTTTGGTGAAGCTGTACAACAAGGGTACAAACATGATGTCCAGCATCAGCAGTCAGATCAGAATGATTGAGGACGACAAGGAGATGTCTGGCGCAGAGAAGCGCCTAGAGATCGAGCGACTCCAACAGATCAGGATTGACATCGCAAAGCAGGTGGAAGAAATCCGCATCAACCAGAAGAAGTGAGCAGACTATGACCTACACAAAGCCAGAGTTGCGTGAGCGCATCAAGAAGAAGGTGATGGCCAGTGGTAAGGGTGGTGACCCCGGCGAGTGGTCTGCTCGCAAAGCCCAGCTTGTAGCTCAGGAGTACAAGGCTGCTGGCGGCGGGTACTCTGGCGGAAAGACAGGAGAACAGAAGTCCCTGTCGAAGTGGACGAAGGAAGACTGGAAAACCTCCGACGGCAAACCATCCGAAGGAAAGAAGCGGTATCTTCCTGCTGCCGCATGGAACAGTCTGTCGCCCAGCGAAAAGGCTTCAACCAACAAAGCCAAATCGGAGGGCAATAAACAGGGCAAACAGTTCGTAGCCCAGCCTAAGAAGATTGCTCAGAAGACGAAGGCGTTTCGCCGCCCATAGCATTCTTTCTGGAGTCAATCCAGTCAGCTATGTCCTCGCGGTACGCCTTCCACCGACCATTCTCATCAAACCGAAATGCCGGGATCTTCTTTGAGACGCACCATTGACGGGCAGTCTCAGGGACAATCCCGAGCATTCGAGCGATCTCTCCAATCCCGATCAGTTCTTTCATACTTCTAACTCTCCTTGCTCGCCATCACTGGCGTTCTCGATTGCAATCTGTCGGCTCAGCGCATCAACCAACTCATCTTGATTTGCGACCTTGACGTTGATGATGGACTTTGCCACATGGTTCAAAGCCTGTGAACGGTGGGCGGCGCGAACCAGACGGATTGTTTGGCTGTGGCCGACGATGTAGATACGTTGCTGTTTACTCATGGTCTTTTCCTTAAATTTTGTTTTCGTCAATTCGATGATCGCCACACCAATCGTTTACATAAACCACTGGATAGCCTCCCATCGTAGGGGCGTGACGGCGGCATCGCCCTAAGTGATAAACAGGGTCGAGTTCGCCGACAGTGCCTTGCTTGATGATCTGCTTGGGGACAAACCAAATACAAGTCTTGCAGCGCATACCTTGTGATCGGTGAATCCACGGATCTTGATCGCTCATTGCTTGCTCACTTTCTTTGTCTCTCGGTATTCCCACATCCCAGCGAAGCCGGGGAACATGAGGTCGAACAGTCGCGCTAGATACGGACTGTGGTTGTTGTTGATCTTCCACTCACTGCTCGTCTCCGAGATAGCAGAGTGGTGTCTCAGTACATGGACAATGGTTCTTGCCGAGTAGTGCTTGTACCCACGTCGGCGAATCTTCATTGCCTCCTCCACGAATGCGTCCCACACATGAAGGTTTTCAGGGAGCCACTTCATGAATTCACTCGTGAAGTGCTCCTTGTTGTCTGTCATTACCTTGACGATTGGGTTCATGCCTAGAAGGGGATGTCGTCCGCCATGTCATCAAAGCTGCCGCTGGATGCTGGCTTTGGTTCCTGCTTCGGCGCAGGCTTCTGTTCCTTCTGTCCAGATCCGCCAATCAGTTCGATCTCGCCGATACTGCCAGTCAGCTTCGTGCCAGTGGAGCCATCGTTCTTCTGATACTCCTCGATGTGGATGTCATTGATGACGGCAAAGATCTGTTGACCCTTGACCAGATACTCGGCCAGTGCGTCGGCACGTTTACCCCACAGGCTTCCGTCAACCCACTGTGATGGGCGCTTGCCGTCCTCGCCCTTATGCCCGTAGTTGTAGGCCAAGGAGAGATTAGCAACGCTGTCGCCCTTTGCTGTTTGCCGAATAGCGGCATCGCGTCCAATACGAAATACACCAGTTAAATGAGCCATGATTTAGTCCTTCAGTTTGTAAAGAGTTGCAGCATTGATTTCGAGCTTTGGTGGTTGGGATTTCTTTTCTCTTGGTGGCTCGACTTGGGCTACCACCCAACACCAAAAGTCAGCCAGCCGCAGGTGCAGCCAGTCCCAATACTTCTCTGACCTGTCCACTCTGGTGACAGACATTACTTCCGGCGTCCATACCACGAAGTCGCAGTACGTTCGTCCTGTGATTTGCATCCCGCCCTGAATCTGCGCCATGTAGTACGGTGGAATTTCGGGATAGAGGACTTGGGTGAACGGGCATTTGACCTCGCCCAGCCCCGCACCCCCAACAAGAAAATCGGGTGAACCACCAAGCCAAGCCAGCGACGGATGCGGTATGAACCCCACCAGATCAATGGCATCGCCCGATTCCAGATGGAGACGGCGGTAATCCTCAATCGCTTTATCCTCATTCTGTTCACCCCAATCTGTTGCAGCGTTTCCAGTGAACGCCTCCTCCAATCCCATCATCCTCCGCCACAGTTGCTGGCGCGACCCCGGGCCGAGGCCAGCGGCCTGACCAAAAGCAGAAGCCGTCAGCTTCCCCTCCCGATCTTTGTGCCACTGCTCTGTCTTCTGGTGCGGATTCATTCCAGACCCTTGGCCAAAGCCTTGCAGAACTCCTCGGTCACAGCCTTCTCCTCATCCGACAGAAGGGCGAACTGTCCGCGCAGGGTGTCCACAGACAGGCATCCAGACAGGCGGATCTTCAATGCCTCGACCTGCTCGGCGGTCATCTTGGCCTTGATCTCTGGCTTGGCCGCACCAGCCTTGGCAACTTCTGCCTTGCGGTCATTGACATACTTGTTGTCATCGAACAGGCCGAGGTACACGTCAGCCGAGAAGCCCAGCATGGACAGCGCCTTGCCGATGGCATCTGTCAGGGATTTCTTTGGAGCTTCCTCGTCCGTGAAGTAGCCGTTCTTGTTCTTGCCAACAAAGGTGGTCTGCCCAAAATGCTCCACGGTTCCAGTGCCAATGTGAACATCGTCGCCCTTGTCGTTCTTTGCGAAGCGGGGGAAGTGCAGTTGGATGCGGACAAAGTGGACGGACTCCTGAGCAACCATGTGCTTCTTGACGGTCTGCCTGACCAAGATGCGCTCGTCACCATTCGATTCCCATGCCTGCTCCATGTCCTCAACGATGATTGGAGTGCCGGGGAATAATCCCTGCTCGATAATCTTGACACCCCAAAGACCGCCCATTGGCCCCCACATTTCGGTGGCCTTGCGGATTTGGTAGGTGTGATTGATGGCCGTGCCGGAGAAGCCGCCGCCTCGACTGAACTGCTTTACATGGCGGGGGTCTGTGGTGCAGGCTGAGTTCCAGACTTGCATGAAGTCTTGGGCTTGTTGTTCTGAATTGTCGGACATAGCGTTTCCTTTCGTTGATGCAGTGACAAGATTATGATAGCAATGTTCTGTGGCTTTTGCCAGTTTTTTGTTTGATTATATAGTCAATTCCAAGAAACTCCAGCAAAGACCAAGTAAACCAATAAGGTATCACTTGCAATTATTTTCTGCATCCCTGATACTCCACCCCGCAGGGTAGGTAATTGGTCGCTCCGATTGCTGAAAGCACTGGTAGTTTCTTCCTTTCGGCCAGTGTTCCCTGCCCCTTCGGGGTTTCAAAAGAAAGGTCTGAAAGGATTGCATGTTCAGTTATCAGTTCCACATTCGTGACTACCTCACCAAGACGAGGCATCTCACCCTTCTCGAAGACTTGGCTTACCGCCGTCTGATCGACACCTACTACACCGAAGAACAGCCACTGCCAGCAGACCCTGCTCGGGCGGCTCGACTCATCGCCATGCCTGACAACGTGGATGAGGTCACCGCTGTGCTCGATGAGTTCTTCACCCTTGAGGATTCAGGCTGGACAAACCAGCGTTGCGACTTCGAGATCACCAAGTACCACGGCAAAGCAGACTCAGCCAGACGTGCGAACAAGGCCAAGGTAGAAAAGAAATCTCTGAAATCAGAGCTGGTTACAGAACTGAAATCAGAACCGTTTCAGGACGCAACCAGTAAACCAAAGAACCAAAGAACCAGTAAACCATCTATCTCTTTGGTGGGTTTTGAGTCCTTCTGGTCATCCTATCCACGCAAGACAGCGAAAACCGAGGCATTGAGGGCGTTCACGAAGATCAACCCTGACGAACAGACTTTGGCAAAGATGGTGGCGGCAGTCGAGAGATCGAAGCTGTCAACGGATTGGACGAAGGACAAGGGACAGTTCATTCCATTCCCAAGCACATGGCTGAACCAGCGCCGATGGGAAGACGAGACTGAGGAAGCGGCATCTGTGACTGGAGGCTGGATATGAGTCCAGTACCACCACGCAACAAGGGCAAGAAGATCATCAAGATCAATGCCATTTCTCAGGCGCATCTCATCAAGGCCATGCTCGAAGGAATCTACACATGCAAGGAGTTGGCCGAGCACACTGGGCTTCAC